CAATAGCGGCGGTTCGGCGCCGCCTCCGCTGGTGTGATATGCAGCAGCCGTTCCAGTACCAGAACATCACCGGCGACTCGACCACCACGGTCAAGTCATCGGCTGGTATGCTGCACGCGATCACCCTGAATGCCCCTACCGCGACCGAGGTGATCACGATATACGACAACACCGCGGGCAGCGGGACCAAGATTGGCACCATCACCATCCCGGCCTCACCCCAGCCTGTTACCTTGACCTACGACGTGCAGTTCTGGACCGGCCTGACCATCGTCACCGCGACCGCGACCAGCGACATCACGGTCAGCTTCCGCTAGGGCAGGGGTGCGTTGTCGGGGGCGGCGGGGTGACTTCATGGTCGCCCCATGCCCGAGTTTCTGACGCCAACAGACATAGGCAACCGTGCGCTGCAACTCTGCGGCGCCGAGATGATGGACTCTATCGCGGGGTTCACTGAGAATTCCAAGGTCGCCAAGCAGGTCTCTTTCGTCTACGGCAAGCTGCGGCAGGCCGAATTGCGCCGCAACATCTGGCGTTTCGCCACCCGCAAGACCGCCATCCGGCCGATCGACAGCAACACCATGCTGCTCAATCCGGCCATGTGGTCTTCCAGCGTGACATCTTTTGTGGGGTCCATCGTTTCGGATGCGAGCAATACGCTCTGGATTTCCAAGAGCCCGAACAACCTCAACAACAATCCGCAGAACACCACACTCTGGGAGCCGTATTTCGGGCCGATGACGGTCGGCCTGTATGACTCCTCGCAGTCCTATTTCGCGGGCGAACTCGTCTACACCGCGGCCGGCGACGGCACCTACAACGTCTGGAAGTCCCAGATCAGCCAGAATTCGGTTCACCCGGCGCTGCCGAACCAATGGTTGAACTCGACGGTCTACTTCCAGAACCAAGTCGTGCAGGTCTTCGCGGCGTGGTCGAGCGGCACGACCTATGCCGCCGGTGCCACCATCACCTACACCGACGGCAACACCTACACCTCGCTGGTGTCCAGCAACCTGAACAATATTCCGACCGCGAGCATCGGTACCAAATGGGCATTGACGCCGCTGCTCCAGCTGGTGTCACAGGGCGTGCCCGTCACGACGATCGTGGTGCCGCCCGCAACTTCCCCGGTCAATGAGTGGGTGATCGGCACGACCTATTCGCTCGGCGCGTTCGTGATGTTCAACGGCCTCGAATATGTGTCGATCGCCAACAACAACACCGGCAACTTGCCGAACGCGGCGGGTTCGACCAATTGGGCGGCGATGTCGGGCGGCACGCTCTACATGAGCCTGATCGACCTGAACATGGACAACAACCCGGTGAACTCGCCGGCGGCGTGGTCCTCCTCGACGACCTATTCGACCGGGCAGCAGGTCTACAGCCCGGTGACCGGGCTAATCTACACCTCGGTCGGCAACGGAAACCTCAACCACGATCCCTCCACCGACACGGGAACCAACTGGACGAATACCGGCGTGCTCTGTCCGTGGACCACGGTGTTCACGCTGGGCGGCGGCAACAGCCAGTGGATACAGGTCGGAGGCGCAGCATTTCCGAACGGCGTCGGGCTGTCGGAGGTCAATATCAACTGGCCGGTCGGCTCCGGACCGCTGTGGCAGACCTACACCAAGAACGTCTATCGCCTTCCGGCGGGCTACTTGCATCCCGCGCCGCAAGATCCTGCTGCCGGCTCGTTCTCATGGCTGGGATCGCCGACCAACCTGGTCGCGCGTGACTGGTCCTATGAGCGCAATCTTCTGGTGACCAGCGACTCCATTGCGATCGTGTTCCGGTTCGTGGCGGACATTCAGGACGTGACCCAGTTCGATCCGATGTTCTGCGAAGGACTTGCGGCGCGCATTGCCGAACAGGTCTGCGAGCCGCTGACGCAATCAACCGCCAAGCTTGCGGGAATCGCAGCCGTTTACAAGCGCGTGATGGGCGAGGCGCGGCTCGCCAACGGGATCGAGACAGGTCCGGAAGAACCGGAGCTCGACGACTTTATCGCTTGCCGGCTCTGACCGATGCCGAACGCATCCTTCGTCCAGACCAATTTCTCGGGCGGTGAAATCTCCCAGTCCGCGCAGGGCCGGCTTGATCTGCCGTCCTACCGGATTTCCCTGAACGTCTGCCTCAACTCGTTTCCGCTGGAGACCGGGGCCTGGGTGCGGCGCCCTGGCACGCAGCATGTCGCGCCAACCCGCGGCGGCGGCAGAGGCAAGCTGATCTCGTTCGCGTTCGAGCAGAACTTCCCCTACATGATGTGTTTCACCGACGGCTACCTGCGGTTCACGACAGGTCCATCGCTGGTGATGACGAATGATCAGCAGACCGTCGTCTCGATCTCAACCGCCAATCCCGCTGTGGTGCAGACAGCAAGCGCTCATGGCTGGTCCACGGGCAATGCTGTCGCGTTCAATTCGCTCGGCGCAAACGATCCGCTGTTGCAGAATCGTCAGTTCACGATCACGAAAATCGACAACACGCACTTCTCGATCGCCGATGGGATCACCGGCGCCTCGATCGATGGCTCGACGCTGGGTTCATTCGTCTCCGGGAATGTGACCCGCATTCTGGAGATCGCGACAACTTACACTGCTGGTAGCTGGAGTTCGCTTCGATCGGTACAGGCCGAGGAGCGCACGTTGCTTCTCAACGGAGCGCAGTCGCAAGTCTTGCAGGTTGTGACCGATCCGACGCCAACGCAGTTTGCAACATTCAGCTTTAATCCGGCGGCCTTTCAGGATGGACCGTACTTTGATCCGATCACTGGCTACACGCTGACACCGAGCGCAACCAGCGGCTCGGTTACGCTAACGCTCAATTCTGCTGCGGGCGTCAATGGCGGCAAGGGATTTCTCGCATCAGATGTCGGGCGGCTGATCAGGTTGTTCTCAGAGCCGCCGCTTTGGTCGCCAACGCAGACGTATAGCGCGCCGCAGATCGTCGCTTACACGGATGGTAACGGTGGGTACAATTATTGGACTGCGACGACGAATCTTGCTGCCGGCTCAACGCCTGGTGCTTTTGCCGGATGGGCGCTGACGCCGACTGCTGCATCATGGACCTGGGCACAGATCACAGGATATTCGGGCGCAGGGCTGGTCAATCAGTCATTTCCAGTTGGGAACCTCACTGGTGGCGGTGGACTTGCTGCAGCGTTTGACGGCGTCACCTCGAAAAATTTCGCGAGCAGCGCGAATGCATCGCAATCGATTACGACCTATCCAGCATGGTCATCGGCCAATGTTTATAATTCAGGAACGATCGTTCAATACAATGGCGTAGCCTACAATAACATCATCAAGATATATCCGAGCTATAGCGCGCCGCAGTGGGTGTCCGGCCAATTCTATACGACTGGAAGTCTCGTAATCTACAATTCATTTCTGTGGCAGGCAGCGCGAAGCAATACCAGCACTCCTCCTGCGACAACCAGCGGCAATCCATGGAATCAGATTGCTGCCATCAGCACATCTCCACCACCGCAAGCTCTGAATTTATGGAGCAGCGGGAGCCAGTTGGGCTCGCCGATAATGGACGTATTTGTCGGCCAAAAGTGCGCGACCTCGTCTCAGATCCAGACCGCTACGCTGTGGCCTAGCGCGGACATCGGCCTGGGTAATGCGCCGAGCAATTCATATACGATATATCTCTACGGAAGCCAGAGCCAGCCAACAAGCTCAAGCTCGGGAACGCTTCTTGCGTCTGGAAATTTCAATAACACCACGTCTCCTATCACGCTGGTTTCTTCCGACCAATCAACATCCTATGCATTCGTCTGGTTCAGGATCGTCACACAATTCGTGCAGCCGCTGCCGGATAATGGAAGTCATGTCTACGTCGGTGAACTGTCTGCTGCGCAGGCGCAGTTCTTCGGTGTGACCCCGAGTAATGGCCTTGTTGTCACGGCGCAGATCATGGGAGCGGCGCTGCTCTATGGACAGGCCATCCGAACATTCCGGATGGGCCTCTATAGCAACACGACGGGATGGCCCACTTGCGGCACCTACCATGAAGGACGCATCTGGCTGGGCGGTGTCGTTTCCAATCGTTTCGACGGCAGCGTTTCAAATGGCTTTG